ACAGATACAGCGTCATAACGCTGACCAATCTTGTAAGCGGTTCCAGCGGTTCCTCGACCAGAGATTGTAGTAGCTGTGCCATCCCTAGTGACTGTGACTGTGCCAGCTCCATCCTGCAAGATGTCCACTCGCTCGCCAGCCTGGAAAGCTGTAGCGGTTCCGATGGTGACTGTCACTGCTGATCCTGCACTAAACAGCAAGGTCTTGTAGCGGTCAGCGGTTAGGACTGTGTAAGTAGTGGCTGTCGAGCTGGTTAGGGTGACCTCGTTAGAGAGATACAGGTTTACATCGGCAGCAGCTAGGACTTCACCAGCGGTAAAGGTTTTTCTTGGCATTGGTTTCCTTTTGTCTTAGTTTAGTTTACTACTCGTAGGCAAGGCGGTCATTGTCCAGCTCACCGAGTACCGCGTCATCTAGGATAAATACCGCAAAGTCTAGGCGCTCTAGGGCAAAGCTAATGTTTTTGCTACCAGGGGTCCAGTCGTGGTTTACTCCGATAATACGGCAGTATTGCTCGATGGCTGGTGGAATGTCAGAAGGCTCAAACCGAACCTGAACAATGTCACCGATTTCTAGGTCTAGCACCTTGTCTTGGTTTACGGTGCTTAGGGTGTCTAGGACTACTGTGACAGTCTCAAAGCGGTACTGAGGCTCTTTATAGCGAGCTAGGAAGAAGTCAGCCAAGAACTGAAGCTGCTCTGGCTCCTGAATAAGTAGTCCTGATTGGCTTAGAGTTCTTGGTCCGTAGACTGCCTGAGAAGTTGCATCCTCGGCAAAGGCTTCTTCTGGAATGGCATCTGCGTTTGTTAGGGCAATTCTGTTGTATAGGTTCTCTGATCCGTAGATGATGTTTACATCGGCAAACTGAATACCTGTGTAAACGCCTGCAACTACTTCGTCTGAGAAAACAATGTCAGGGGTGTTCGGGACAGCGTTTCGTTCGCGGAAGACAACCTTGCCATCCTTGCCCAAGAACAAAGTACCAAACTCTGAGTTGCTTACAAGTTGCAGATACTCAAGAGCTGCTGTGCCTTCTGCTACATCGGCATCAAGCATTAGCGAGTTGCCTGGGTCAATTTCTCTTAGTTCAGCAGGCCAGTCAATCTCAGGTCTATCTAAGACTGTGTTTATACGAGCGCCTGATAGCTCTGAGTTAGGGGTGAACTCCTCAAGTCCTGCGTTAGTAAGAACCGAAAGAGCGTCAGAAGCGTCAATACGAACAACAGACTGCACACCTGGCTCGTACTGAATGTCAAAGTCATCTACAAAGCCAATAAAGACAGGCGCATTGTTGCTGGTCACTCGAACCGAACGCCTTGGAATAAGCTGACCGAAGTATGGGCCATTCTCGTATAGCGGGTCAAAGGTTCTGTCTGAGTTATCTACTGTGACCGAAAGCACACCAGCGTCAATGCGATCTAGGGCCTCGGACTTACCGCGCCGAATCTGAGCCGTGACAAGTCTTGAAGTGATGTCAAAAAAGCGCTCTCCACCAAGTGTGTAAGCGGTGTTGTCAAGTACACCCTTGACCGAATCATCAAGTTTGAAGGCATAAGGATCTCTTTCGCCTAGGTTTAGTCCAAGCTCAACCTTGACTGCTGGAGCTGGCATTACGCACCCTGCCAGACAGCACCAGAGGTGCGCTCATAGTCCTTGATAGCGTCTACGATTGCTTTACCGATGGTCGCTCCAGAACCGACTCCGCCTGTGACGGTGATGTTGTACTGGTTCTGCTGAGCCTTTGTGTCAAATAGCGAGTTTACGCCTGTAGTGGCAATTTCAGAAGCCAAGGAACTAGCCTGCATAAAACCTGCGTTTATATCTCCTAAAGCGCCTGCCCCACCAGCTACAAGAGCAGCAGCAAGCCTAGAGCCAGCTACGGGACCAGCCTGGATAACCTGCTGTAGTAGGGCAGGGTCAAGTCCCATAGTTGCAAGGCTCTTGACATTTGCGCTAAAGGATTTCATCTTGGCAAGGAGCTTATTCATGTTGCGGATAATGGCGTTTGTAGATCCGCCAAGTCCTGTAATGTCAAAGGCTCCTTGAATGGCAGTGCGGATGCCTGCAAAAGTTCCTTTGATTGTTTCTAGGAAGTTAGCGTATAACTGGTTTAGACCCTCAATGCGAGCTTCTTCAGCACGGCGTAATTCATCTGCTTGTCTTTGGGCTTCTTGAGCAGCAGCGGCGGCGGCAGAGGCGGCTTCAGCGGCTCTTTGGTTTACTTGCTCGATACCAGCATTGAAAGTATCATTGTATTCTTTGACTTTTGCGACGCCTTTTTTAGTAAGCTCGCCGTTCTTTTTAGTCAGGATGTTAAACAGGTCATTTGCTGACTTGACTGGCTTGGACATAGCCAAAATTTGATTTACAACACCCTGCTCTAATCCAATACCCAAAAGCTTGCCCTGTGCCGTAGCTTTTTTAACACTTAGGGCTTGTGTTTGTTCAAGTTGCTCAGTGACACTTAAAGCAGCAGCGACTGATTTGCTACCCGTGGTTGTGCTGGTCTCAGTATCTGTGCTTGTAGTGGTTTTTTTACCAAGAGCAGGAAGTCCCGCCTGCTCTCTAAATCTACGCATTTCATTAGCAGATTCTCTTGCAGAGATTCTAATTCCGAAAAGCTGTGTTTTGAGGTTATCTAGCTTTGCGCTGTCTGCATCTGCAACAGCATCTCGCATTGCTTTGATTGAATCGCTGGCAGTTTCACCGTTTAGGCGAATGTCCTTTGCTCCGTCTGCAACCGCCATAAGCTCTTTACGCATGGCAACATAGTCGGTGTTATCGAACTTCTCGCGGTTAGTAAAGAAGTCGTTTATAGCTATTCCAGCTACCTGAAGATGAATAATGACATCTTCTAGTGATCTCATAAGGTCGTGTACAAAGTCCACAACGGATCCATAGCGTCATTGAAAATGCCAACAACACCCTCTAGTCCCTCTGCAATGCTCTCGAACATGCTAATTAGCAATGGAGTTATTTCTACGAGCATGATTCGTAGCGCTTCGTTTAGGTCTACTACCGAAGGAAGAAGTGCAGTACCAATCTGTGCCTGCATGTTCTCAAAGGTTGCACCGAGCTTCTTTTGCTCTGTGTAAAGGCTTCCGCTTTGTCCTGTAAAAGCCCCCATCGCATCGGCAGCTCTTTGGTACAAAAGCTCCAACCGAATAATCTGCTCAGCATTACGGCGCGCAGCTCCTTGAAGTTTGTCTTGTCCTCTTGCAGCAAGCTCAGAGTTAATTTCGCTCTGCTTCATAGCGACACCGAACTTCTCAATCGGGTCGTACTCACCACGGAATAGTGCGGTCATACCAAGCAAAGCTTCTTGGACATCGTAGCCATACAAGGCAGCTAGGTCAGTACCGAGTGTTACAAGATTTTTTGTTTCCTTGGCAACATCGCTCATGGCAAAGCCAGATTGCTTTAGAACCGAACCAATGAATACAGAAGCCTTGGCAGCCTTGGACTGACTTAGACCAAGATTTTCAGCATCCTTGGCAAATTGGTTCATGCCAGGAGCTAGGTCATCAAAAACCGTATTTAGGGCGTAAAGGTTTCTTTCAAGATCACGAGCAGAGGTAATGGCTTCTCTACCGAATTGAATAGCCTTAGTTGCAACACCAAATGAGGCTAAGGCCGTACCAACCTTGCCCAAGATAGAACCAAATGAGTTAGTCTGCTTACCAAACGCTCCTAGTTGCCTAGTGGCTTGAGTAATCCCATCGCCTTTGAATGTGCTGACCACATTCAAGAACATTTGGCTCATTTGCTAATCCTGTCTATGTTTGCTTCTATAAATTTTACGGCTTCCCTAATAGCCATTTCTGCCTTGATTTTTACGGCTGGGATTGACTTGTCAAAACCTGGATAAACATTTCTCGACTTACCCTTAAGGCTTTTTTTCTTTACTGCTCCAAGCTTTCTGATAAAGCTACCGACTGAAAAATAGGTAATTCTGTGCTGACGGCTAACTTCAGGACCGCCAAACAAACGAATGTTGTAGGGGCGGCTAAGCGAGCGACCCCTGTAATTTTGAGCCAAGTCTGTCAGTACCGTAGCTGCTGAGCGAACCACCAGCCTTACGATACCTGTTTGACCTTTTTTCGCTCTTTCTAGGGTTTGTAGCAAAACTGATTGGTAAGGATACCTTTTGACTCCAGATACGGGGCCGCCAGTAGAGCCGTAATTAGTACCCCAACCAGTACGACCACCGTGTAGCATACCGTTGCTAATGCGGTTTTTTCTTTTTGTATCAGGGATTGGGCCTTTTGAACCTATAGTTAAAATCTCATCCCTAACTGATTTTTGTGCTGGGCCACCTATCTCTCGATAGCGCTTTTTAAGTTGTTTAGCTTGAGTCGGATCTATCAGCTTTAGTTGCTTGATGACTTGCTTATAGTCGGTGGCATGTACTCGGACACCACCCGTGGGGCTACCGTAAATTTTCAATGCCATGTATTCCGCCTGTCTAAGCTAAGTCTACCGAACAAAAAAGAAGCACCCCGAAGGGTGCTTCTTCTCAGCGCTTAGGTGCTTGGTGCGTGGCTCGCCATACAAGATAGCGACCCATGGTCCAGAGCATCCGATCATCGAGCTTCATAAGCTCTCTGGGACTAATGCCTGTCTCGACAGCTAATGTGGCAAGATACCAATGAGCTGAACTGTCACCAAGCCCAACTATTTTTTTTGTTCAGACGGGCTAACACTTTCTACAGTGTCCACCCACTCCTCAAACGAAAGAGTAGTTGCTTTAGTGCGGGACTCGCTTGCCCAAGCTAGGAAAAGCAAGTGAGTAATCTTGATGTTGTTTTCAAGACTGGCTATTGACATGTCAAACCTGGTTTCAAGCTTTACCATGTCAGATGGATTGCAAATGATTTCTTTTAGCTCATCTGGTTTAGCAGAGTAAGCAACTTGTAGGTTTAGTCTCATTCTTTTATCCTAGTGGATTACGCTGCTGCTGTGGCTCTAGTTACTGCGCCATCTACAGGCCATGTAACTGAAAGGGTAGCCAAATCGCCCACTGCACCGCTGTAGGGGGTATATTGCGTTACAAGCGCGTTGAACTCGTACTGCGGATTTGTGGCAGTAACGGTTCCAGAGGTAGGTGCAATCTTGACTGCAACTGTAGATCCCAATAGTGGGAACAGTAGTGCGTCTACGGCTCCTGCACCGAAGTCCTGCATGAAGTCAAGGGATACTGAAGCATCCTTTAGGCCACCAATGCGAGTGCGGTAAGAAGAACCAAAAGCGGTTGTCTCTACTTCGTCTGCTGTGATGTCAAGGGTTACTGAGTTTACTGAAGTGCTGAGGTTTGCGGTTCCTACGGTAATTTTGTAATCCGCAGCGTAAAACTTTGGCATGTGTATTTCTCCTAGTTTGCTAAGACTGTGACCGTGAAGTCAGCAGCCAGGTATGTGTTGTCATTTAGTTGAATTGAACCAATCGAGTTCAATGAAGCTACTCGGCAATCGTAGGCTTTACCGCCAAGGCTCTTGTCTAACTCTATCGCATTTTTGATAGAGTTTGTCCCTGTTGAAATGTACGTGTCTAGCGCTCTTTGAGCAATACGCTCGGCTGAACGACCCACAATCACCGTGACCGTAAAGTTGTACTCTACTAGCCCCTTGGCGTAGGCCCTGTCATAATTGACCGAATCCAAAGACACAATAGCTATTGGTGGGTTTGGGTTATCTGGAATCTCTGCGGCTGTGCGAAGACCAGTAATGGTTGCAAGGTTGGTTGCAATCCCAGCGCGGATGTCTGAGATAGATGCCATTAGCTGAAGGTCCTCATAATGCGGTAAGGCATTACTAGCTGCTCAACATCTGGGTCTAGTGCGCGACCAACACGGATAGCACCAAGATCACCAAAGCCTGCAACACCGAGAGGTGAGTCTAGGCGCTTGTAGATTCTGGATGACTGAATAATAGTTGCTTGAGTCACAGCGATTGGAACTGCTGACCAGCCCCACACGCCAGTCACACGAACAAGGGCTTGCTCGCCAAGTATGTTGAATAGCAAGTCATCAGTAGACAGGATGCTTGTGTATGGAACATTTAGTCCATCTTGCTTTCCGTTTACTGGGCGTAGCTGGTAATCTGCTGTTCCCCAAGTGACATACACGCTACCAATTTCATCAGTTGTCTTTAGCTCAGACAGGCTAATCAAGTCGT